CTTGGAAAAGGATTTCCTTTGACCAGATCTGCTGGATTGCTGGGGAGAGTGTTGCGTCGGCTCCGTAACCGGTCGACGTTGTGCCGACCGCTGGTGTAACGGCTCCGGTAATCGCACCACCTGCTGGGGCTGGAAGGGCCATGATTTATCCTCCGTAGGATAGGTTGTTAGTTGGGTGTTAGCGACCTCGCATGGAGGCTGATGCCAAGAGCCGGTCTCTAACTTGTGCGTACTGTTCCATCGACATACCAGCAATGTCTGCTGATGTATACGTCTGTTGCTCCGTCATGTTTTCCATTGGCCCATTTGGGGTTGACCCCGTTGCCGGGACTCCCCGCAGGCGTTGCTGTTGAGGCATCGCCTGCTGGATATTCTCCAGAATAGCAGACGTTCTGTCCTTAACAGCAGAAATTGCGCTATCAATTTCCTCTTCTGAATTTCCTCGAATGAAATCCATAAGTTCAGGCATGATGCTGTCTTGCTCCTCGGCAATGCGCCGAGACTTGTAAGACTCGATCTCCTGATAGCGACGTTCTTGTTCGAGCACGGCTTTCTGTGCCTCGCTCTCTTGTTGGAGGGAGGTGAACTTTTGCTCCCACTCCTCCTGTGCAGAGTTCAGACGCTTCTCGAACTCGTCCTCTCGTTTGAGGAGCAGTTCTTTGGCAGACATCTCGGCCTCTTCACGCTGACGACGCTCTTCCGCTTCTCGTGCGGAGATCTCTTCAGCGAGGCGCTTCTGCTCATCGCGCTCTGTATTGAACACCTCTACTTGTTCCTGCAACTTGTTGATGCGGTCATAGAGTTTGTCCTTCTCTTGACGCCGGATTCCCTCAACCTCTTCCTGTGAGAACATACGAGATTCTTTCGTTGTTCGTGTAGGAGTTGGCTCTGCAACTTGCTCTGCAACTTGCTCAGCGGGGGCGTCGATGGTTACGGCATCGCCGTTCTGTTCTTCCATGGTTAATACCTCACGTTGTCGTGCTTATATGGCTGGGTTTGAAAACTAATCGTCTACCTATTCAGCGTCTGGAACTCGCCGTTGGGCGAGTTGTGCTCCATACGCTCTCTGCACCAATTGATTTACTGCATCACCGGAGGGTGCTACCCCCGGCAATATCCCCGGATCTTCATCAGAAGAACCGGAAGAAGTTACGTCAGAGCCTCCGGCGCTAGTTACGTCGCCGTTAGCGGGTTGCGCCCCATCAGGGGAAACCATTCCAGTCAGTGACATCACTGATGCACCGATCTGTGCGTTCAAGAGTTCGAGGGCACCTTGATCCATGGCGTCGTCTCGCAACTCTTCAAAGATCTCGGCCATCTTCTCATTCGGGAACTCTTCACCGAGTGCGCGGAGGGCACCACGCTTCGATTCGAGACCCATCGCCATCTTCGCTTGCAACTCATTGAGTTTGATGAGTTGGTCGACCGGCAAGGGATCAGGCCAGTGGATAGTAGTACGATATGTATTTGGATCTCGGGGGTCGAGGACGGTCAGCATGTCCCGTTCTGGGTACGTCGCCTCGGACGGATTCCACTGCAACGTCTCTGGCTCATGGACAGCCTGCGTGCGGATGATGAGTTCATTCAGTTGAACAAGACCCTTCGAGAAGTGGGTCTTCTTCATATGATATCGGTTCATCATGGGCTGATATTGGATCGCAAGTGCCACACCGGACGTATTTGATATCGGCTGGGTACGGCCCAACGCTGTCTCGGGGACGCCAGTAATCTCGTGCATCGCCTGTTTGATGACCTGCACGTAGTTGAGTGCGCCCGCCATCTCACCGCTCGATTCGAGGTTGTAGACACGAGCGTCTTTAGGCAAACCAGCCCACACCTTCTTCGCACCGCGCTCCAACTGCGAAGCCTTCGCACCTGTGATGATGGTGACGGGGGCGCTGTGGTAGTTGACGATGTCCGACACCTCGGTCATCTTCTCGTTCAACTCGCGGTTCAGCGGGATGATGTCCCAGATGTCTGACTGTCCCCACGGTGAGGACGAGATGCTGACATTCGGAATATGAATTACGGGAACTTTGCCGATGGGGTTGTCGTATTGGTCTATCAACTCATCGTTGATGTACTGCTCGACAGTGTCATCGGTAAGAATCTCAGTGAACGTGTAGACCTGACGTGTACCTTCAGGGCTCGTGCCCCAGAACCGGTACTTGAGTTTGAACCGCAGGATGCGGTCACGGTCGTGAGGGTGGTACTCGGGGAAACAGTACGCCGAGTTCAGCGGGATGATACGAGTCTTGCCGGGGTGGATGACTCCGAGTGAGTCCTCCCACGGTTCCTCGTACGCAACTTTGACGAAGCAGTCTCCGGTGACACCGGCCAACTGACCCATCTCCCACAGAATCTTGTACTTGTCGTTGTCGACTTCCCACACCTTCTGGAGGACGTGAGGAATGATTGCCCCCGTCGCTTCAGGGGTCTTGAACTGTACGCTCCTGCCGAACGTGAAGTTCGTGATGTAGTCCGACATGGTGCGGATGTAGTTGAGATAGATGTTTGGCTCACCCATCTCACGGCGGTGGCTCCAGTGGTGTCCTAGATACCACGCCCATGCAGAGGCGTAACGGTTGAGACGGGGACCATGGATCTCGAACTCTTCGTCAGCAAGTTCCACCAAGCCCAAAGGCGAGATGGCGACAGTAAGGTCACTAGAACTTGCTCTATAAGATGGAGACCAAAAATCAACAGGCACTATGTGCTCCCGTCAGGCGTACGTACAACATCAAGAGTAGCAGACTACTTCTTTACTCGACTGCTCTTTGTGGCCTTCTTAGCGGCCTTGGTGTTTGGCACGTGTTGCTTGCCCTTCTTGTCACCTGCGCGCTTCTTGTCGCTGGTGGCCTTGTATTCAGAGTCACTCAGTTTGTCCCGAGCCTTCTTCGGCATGTAGCGCTCGCCTGTTGCGCCCTTGCCTTGGGTGGAGTTCTTACCGGACTTGGTTCCCCAGTCTTCTTTCGTCCAATTATCGAGAGACTTTTGGGGTGCTTTCTTAGGCATCAGTCTCGGTAGCCTCCGCCTGCGGCCTTGTATTTCTTAGCAAGCATCTGTGCTTTACGGGCTGACCATTCCCCAGCGTCGCCCCCTTTGCTTCCCGCTTTGATCTCATTGAAGAGTCGTTTGCGGAGGGCGGGCTTGGTGTAGTTACCAGCCTCGTTGACCTTGGATTCGGTCTTCTTCTTAGCGGTGGACTTCTTTGCAGGCTTTTTCTCTGCCATTACTTCTTTCCTCTATTACGGGCACGGTTGGTGCTCTTGTTCTCTGCTACAAGTTTCCCACTCTTGGTGTGGGACATATCCTTCTTCGCTACAGGCTTCTTGCTGTTCTTGTCGTTAGGACCGTCGATCCCCCGTTCACGACGCTCAGAGCGACGCTCGACCTTCTTGTCCTTGACCGACTGCTTCTGGTCGTACGACTTCTGGTACTCGGCCTTCTTCTTACGAGCCTCAGGGTTGTCTTGGTAGTACTTGGCAGTCTTACGGGGGGCGGCAACCTTACGGTTATCTTTTGCAGGCATTTGCTTTCCTCTCGGGGCGTTGCGGAAATGCTGGGTCACTTGTGGACACTCGCCACTGCACAACATACTGCAATGAAATCGTCCTGTGTGTACTTACTCTTCATCATGTTGACTTTCCGCTCAACAATTTGAACATTGCTTCTGGTGTACGGGAGCGACGAGTCGATGCGGTCGATACTTGCGGCGGCTTCTTGGGGGTGCCCCGTCGCTGGGAACGTAATGTCCCAGCCGGTAAGGGCGCACTTACACCCCTGATCATCCATGATGTCGGCCACGTCGTCCAGTGAGAGATCCCAGTCGATTCCTCGTGTCTCTGCACTGGTTTTAAACTTGTTAAACCACGAGATACGGATGCCTCGGTGCCAGCCTCGGTGACAGTTTTCGACGCGCTTGTTAGAACACTTCTTACACTCTTTGCCGAGTCGTAAAGATTCGACCGCATAGTTGTGTCGGAGGTAGGACTGTAGTTCTCCGCATGAAGCGCAGGGCTTCCACCAACGACCGTCTTGCTT